CGAGCAGCTTGGCTGCCTTCTTCGCGTCTTCGTAGAAAATCTCGTAGAAGTCGCCCATGCGATAGAACATCAACTGATCCGGGTGCTGGTTCTTCAGCTTCCAGTACTGCTGCATCATCGGGGTGTGCTGTGACAAATCTGAAATTGCTTTATTCATCAGTGACTTAGAGTTAAGCGCTAATTTTTGTGGGGCAGGGTTGGGGCAAATCAGTTGGTGCTTTGCATGCCTGACCAGATGTGTCGCAGCTCGTTTGGGGACTCGTCGTCCATCCACTTGGCGTACACCTGAACAAGCATGGTGAAGTCCTTGTGCCCCATCTGCTTGGCGATGAACGCGAGGTTACCACGGGCGACCAGACACCAGCAGGCGTAGGTGTGTCGGGTCTGGTACGGCCGGCGCGGGCGGATCTTGGCGCGGCGCTGGAGGTTCGCCCACTTGCTGTTCCATGACGACGGGATGAACCACGGGTTGACGTGCTTCTTGCGTGCTTGCACGACGGGGGAGATAAGCGGGGTCACCGTCTCCTGCAGCGATTCGTGCCGGTTGAGCTGCACGGTGATCGTCTGCGGCTCGATGCCGTGGTCGATGGCCAGCAGTACGCGGCAGGCTTCCAGTGCCGGCGGGAACAGCAGCACGGTGCGGCGCTTGCCTGTCTTGGGCAGCTTGAACGCGCCTTTGCTGGTGATCGCGCGGTTGACGTGGATCTGCCCCTTCGTCAGGTCGATGTCCTCCCTGGCCAGCGCGCCGAGTTCACCTGGGCGCAGCCCGGTGTAGACGGCCAGGGTAACGGCGGCGCGATCCATCGGGTGCAGGCAGCCCTTGTTCAGCAGCTCGGCCAGCTCGGCTTTCGTGAGCGGGTCGGGGTCGCGGTCGGTCATCTCGAAGCGGGTACAGGCGCTCGCCAGGCCAGGCCGGCAATAGCCGTTCGACTCACTCCAGCCCAGAAAGCCGGCGAGAACGGCCAGGTAGTGATTCACCGTCGACGTGGTTCGGGTTGCGATCAGCGTAACGCGCAGGTTCTGGATGTCCTCGGGCAGCAACACGCTGGCCAGGCGATCCTTGCCCAGCAGCTCGATGCAGATGTCGAGCGCCAGGCTATAGCGGCGCTCGGTTTCCTCGGTGATGTCGACGGCCTTGAGCGGCTTGTATCGGGCCAGCAGCACGTGCAGGCGCTCGTCGCGGCTGCTGCTGTAGTTACCGGCCTGGCGGGACTCGGGGAAGTGCTGGGCGTAGTCGAAGGTGCCGGTCTTGATGGCATGAAGCACTGCCGCCCGGAGCTGGGCGGCGTGCTTGATGTTGGCTTTGGTAACCGGTAGGCCGAGGGTTTCGCGACAGCGGCGGCGCTTCCACATGAATACGATGCGGATGCTGTTGCCGTGGATCTCAACGCCCTTGTGCTTGGCTAGCTCGGCCTCTATGCCGCTTCCTGCGGAGACTGCTCGACCCACTTGTCCACCTCCTCAATGTTGATGAAGATGCGGCCATCTCGTGCCTTGCGCCAGATTCGTCCCTGTGACCAGGTGCCGTTTTTCACCTTGTGCTCGATGGCCGTTCGGCTGTATCCGAGCATTTCAGCGGCTCTGGGAATCAAAACCCAACGAGGTGTGCTCACAGGTGATCCTCCCATTTAGGGCTCTGCATTTTTGCCGCCAGGAGTTTTGTACGCGTTTGCGCCCCTACGTGAGTTGTGTTGGTACAGCTTGATATCGGCATGAGGTGTCCTCCTGTTCTTAGCCGACACCTATTAAATGGCACTGCAAATTTTTTTGGGGGCGCTATCTGACCAGTTTTTGGCAGGTTTTAGACGCGCCCAGCTTTAGGTTTTGTACGAAAAGTACTGCTTCGGGAGTCGCAGGTTGCAAGCCAAAGCGCCCATAGCAAGTGCCTATTTCGGGGCTCTGTTATCGAGCCGCTCATTCATAAGGCTCTCATGTGTTTTTGGATACCCAAGCGGCCAAGTCATTGTCGCTATGGATCACAGACGGCAACAGAACTTGCTGATTTGCCCAGAAACTGACCTAGCGCTTGAGGCAATCGCATCGGTGTTGCCGTAATGGATGACAAACGGCAGTCTGAGCCTGATATCCCCGCTCCTGAGCTTGTGCTGAGTTAGCGTCTGAAAAATATTGACGCAGATGAAAGTGAGGAATGGAGGAGCGCCTACTAAAGTAAAATTAGAAAAGTCGCCAAGTAGGCTGCTCATTTTTGCTATTAATTATTTTCCTATAAAGTAACTTGCCTCGCCCGCCTTAAAAACAGCAGGCGGTAACCTGTTGGTTTTAGAGTATGATTTAGCTGTGTCATAAATTATAAGCCATTCTGGTAGAGCTTCAGAAAACTCAGCGAGTTTAGTGCGCCACCCTTCAAGGTTCATAAATCCTTCAGTGTTCAGCGTGATTTCATGTGAAAGCTTATGGTCGATAATGAAGATTGGACCGTATGATTTTGGAGTGTCGATAAACCATGGGCTTTCTTTTGCTTGATCGGAGAACAAGACAAGGTTGCTTTTTTTGGGGAATTTCTTATCGAAGGCAAGGCCAGAAGCGGCAGGGTACTTGGTCATGCTTATATCTTGAGGTAATTTCTTAACAAAAACCTTCTCTCTGGCTTTGTTATATTCCTCCTCAACAATTCTGGCAGCATCTTCAGGTGAAGAGGCCAGGTCAGACGGAACCCATGCAGCGATTTGAGTGACCTGAACAGGTTGCACAGGTCCACTAAGAAGCATTAGCCCAAAGCCAATGCCAAGAGCGGCGCCGCCACTCATTCCGGTAGGTGGCGAAGCTGCACTAAGTCCAAAACTTGCAGTGTCAAGTGCGCCATATCTGGAACCGCCTTCGGCAGATTGGCCCGGCGAGTTAGCAAATAGCTCACCCGGAACATCTCTCATTCCATAGATACCCATAGCATCTAGGTAGCGCAAGGCATCCGACCATTTCTCTAGTGGCGTTGTCGCTGGGTCATTAAGATCAGATACATTGATCTTTGGTGACCCTCCACCGCTGGCGCAGCCTGAAATTGCCGCCATTAACAGTGCTGCAACTGAAAGCTTCCTAAGCATGGTTGTTCCTCGTTAAATTACAAGCGTGATTTATTAGTGTGCTAGTTTTGTTTTAGCTTTAGTTGTTAGGGTTTGAACAACCAAATACGCTATACCGTTGTTAATTATTTGATCATGCCAGCCTTAAAATCCAACTCCAAAAAATGCCCGCCATCTTTCTATTTTCCCTGGATGGGGTCATGGCTGAGAGATTTTTTTCGATGCTGTTTCCGGTGTACGCAAGCCCAGTAACGGCGAGGCCTGCAGAGTAATTTCCGGTGTTATTTTCCGGTCCTGCGAGGCATTTTCCGGTGTACCGGAAACACGAGGCCCGTTTACCGGAAAAAAACCTAATCTGGGAACTGTTTCCGGTGTGCGAAAAGCCAGTAACGGCGGGGCCTGCGGGTTATTTTCCGGTGTTATTTTCCGGTCTTGCAGAGGCATTTTCCGGTGAACCGGAAACACGAGGCCCGTTTACCGGAAAAAAACCTAATCTGGAAACTGTTTCCGGTGTGCGCAAAGCCAGTAACGGCGGGGCTTGCGGGTTATTTTCCGGTCTTTTCCAGTCACAGCCGCGACTGAACCTGCTGCTACGCAGTGTCGAAAAAAGTGTGACCTTGATGCTAATAGATATAGAGAAAGGCAATTTTTTTGAGAAAACTCCGTGTCGCGCAGCGTAGTGATGGTTTGTGAGTCAACACTAAAGGCAGTCGGTGTGACGGGCAGTTTGGCGCAGTCATTTGGTGCTGGGTTATCGGTAGTACTGTCAATTTGAAATGGGTCGGATGTTCTCGATTATTTAACTATTAATTCATAAGTGCTACGCAGATAAAAATTTGTTGCATGGCTGGCATAGCTAAAATTCAGAAGCCTGCTCTTGCTGTGGGGCGCTATTGAGTGCTCTAACAGCTGCAAACGCATTGCTTGAAGCAGGTGTGCTCGGCGCTCATCGCACAGTAGTCTCGGCAAGCATTTCCTCATATAGGCTATTGGGAATCTCGTAAAGAGTTGTGTGTCGCGTATTTTTGCTGCGTTCCCTAGGCAAGATGCATGACATCAAGTCACTTCTACCTTGAATTCGTGCGTGGTTCTTGTGATGTAGATAAAAATTTTTGGGCTGCTGATGCAATCGCTGATTTTGATCTCAATGAATGACACAGTGGTAGGTGTTTAAACTCGATTATGAATATTTTCTCTCAATTTATTTGTGAATTTTTTTATATTAGTAAAATGGCTTTGGTCGCTATTGATCATCAGTGTCG